CTTTCGCTGTATGAACTTTGGTTATGAAAGAGGTTCATATGTACGTAAAGAAGGCACTAAATACAACCCAGACGTTAAAAAACTGTTAGATGATAATATAATAGACACAGTTGAAACGTTTGAGGATTTGCCAATTGTACATACAGGCTGTGATACTTATGCAAGTATCTATCCTGAATTTAAAAAGTTTATGATGGATAAAACCGTAGACGAAGTTGTAGAACATTTGCTAAGTTTGACACCTGAAGGCAAGTGGACAATGGAAAACGGTCAAGATGTCCACTTAATATTTACAGGAGGAGAACCTTTACTAGGTTGGCAGAAACTGTATGTTGAATTATTAAACCACCCTAAAATGAAGGACTTAAAAAATGTTACATTTGAAACAAATACTACTCAGAAACTTAGACCGGAGTTTAAGGACTATATCGAGTCTCAAGACAGACTTCGAGTTACTTGGAGTTGCTCACCAAAACTTTCAGTATCAGGTGAGATTTGGGATGATACTATCAAGCCTGAAATTGCTAGGTCTTATTATGATATTCCTAACAGTGATCTTTACTTTAAATTTGTGGTCGCTGATGCAGTTGATGTGGACGAAGTGTCTCGTGCCGTTGTGGAATATCGCAAGGCGGGCATTGAAGTCCCTGTATACGTCATGCCGCTTGGCGGTCACTCAGACGAGTATCAAACCAACGTCAAACAAGTCGCAGAGCTCGCAATGGAAAGAGGATGGAGATACACCCCAAGGCTCCACGTTGACATCTTCGGAAACGCCTGGGGAACTTAATGAAAATATTGTTAATAAAATTAGGAGATATATGTGAAAGATATGCTAGATAAATTAAACCCGTTTAAGAAAAAAGAAGTTACTAAAGAAAACTTTCCAAATCTTACTCCAAAAGAACTTGCTACTAAAAAAGGCGAACCTTACGTTGAAGTAATCGATACTCATGTAAACAAGGATAATATAAAAAACGGTTTCTTTGAGTTAGACTGGAATGAACAATTTATTTTAGAACTGAAAAGGTCAGGTTATGGATTTGACGGTGACCCCGATGAACAAATTGTTGACAGATGGTTTAGAGATATTGTTAGCCAAATGCTTGCAGATGACGGATCAGCTGACATAAGAACTGGATATATAAATATCAATCCTATAGATCAAGATAAATCGGAAGTATCTTAACTTGACAAATCAGCAAATGAGTGTAAACTAGTAGTATGAAAACATATATTCTTGTAGATACAGCAAATACTTTTTTCCGTGCTAGACACGTTGTACGTGGCGATGTTGACACAAAAGTTGGCATGGCATTGCACATTACATTTAACTCTATTAAAAAGGCATGGCAAGACTTCGATGCAGATCATGTTGTATTTTGTTTAGAAGGTCGTAGCTGGCGTAAAGACTACTATGAGCCTTACAAGCGAAACAGACAAGTGGCTCGTGATGCCCTTACTGAAAAAGAACAAGAAGAAGATAAAGCCTTTTGGGAAATCTTTGATGAGTTTAAAAACTTTGTAACTAACAAGACTAACTGCACAGTTATGAGGCATCCGCAACTAGAAGCAGATGATCTTATTGCAGGTTGGGTACAAGCACACCCTAATGACAATCATGTTATTATTAGTACTGACGGTGACTTTGCACAACTAATTGCACCTAATGTAAAACAGTACAATGGTGTTAGCAATACCACTATTACACACGAAGGCTACTTTGACGACAAAGGCAAGTCTGTTATTGATAAGAAAACTAAACTGCCTAAAGAAGCACCTAACCCTGCATTTATGTTGTTTGAAAAGTGTATGCGTGGCGACACTAGTGACAACGTGTTTAGTGCATATCCAGGTGTTCGTAAAAAAGGCACTAAGAACAAAGTAGGTCTTATAGAAGCGTTTGAAGACAAAGAAACAAAAGGCTACAACTGGAATAACATGATGCTACAGCGTTGGGTAGATCATGAAGGTGTTGAACATCGTGTACTAGATGATTACAGTAGAAATGTTATACTTTGTGATTTAACTGCACAGCCTACTGAAGTAAAAGAAATGATTGTAGAAACCATACAGGAAAATGCTGTTACTAAAGAAGTACAGCAAGTAGGTGTAAAACTAATGAAGTTTTGTGCATTATGGGATATGCAACGAGTTGCAGACAATGCTCAGCACTTTGCTGAACCTCTTAATGCAAAATATATAACATAAGAGAGAAATAATGGACGGGGTAATTTTAGTAGCAATAATAATTCCACTAACAATAGCATTGTTTAGTTTTCTTGTTGACCTTGTGAACACTACAGGCGGCACTAAAGGTATTAGTAATAAGCCATATAAAACTAAAAGTGGCAAAATACACACTGCTGACAAAACTAGAGAAGATTATATAGTATGAAAAAAATCAAAGCAAAAACTGTGTTAAAAGATAAATTTTGGATTATAGAAGAAAAAGGTCAACGATTAGGCACATTATCAGCAAACGATGAAACCTTTTTGTTTAGTACTAATAACGGTACAACAGTCTTTAGTGATCTTGGAAAACTAAATCAGCATTTTGATTTTGATATAGAATTTAGTTCTGTTGATGTTCAAGAGCCTGATCCTACAAAAGAAGTATATGGATTTCCTACTAGTTGTAATCCTTATAATGAATTGTATGATGTAAGAAGAAAACTGCCGTTATTTACAAAAAGTACAAAATCTAAAAGTTTATATTGTGCTGGATACTATGTAATTAAATTTGATAAAGGATGGGTAAAGTCGTTTTGTCCTAAACTTATTACTGTAGAAAGATATAAAACAAACGGACCTTTTAAAACAGATTTAGAAATGCGTCAGGAGTTGTCACGTGTCAATGCAAAATGAACCATTAAATACTTCTGCTATTCAGTTGTTTATTCAACAAACAAAAAATGCCGATGCGGCAAGAGCAAAAGAAGTAAAATTAGACATAACACAAGCAAAGAATCTTGCCTTTACATTAGGGTTAGTTATGGCACGACTTAATGGTAATTTAGAAGAATTGTTAACGGCAACTGCTCGAGGAGACAACGAAATTATTGAAGTTAATGTTGACCAAGGCAAGTGGTGAACATAGATAAAACGGCTTTAAAAGAATCGATTGCAGACACTATACTTGCCACTCTGATTAACTTCCCATTAATTTTTATAATCAATTATTTGACTATGACTGTATTTTTGTTTGGTCCTTTAGGAGTATCAGTTAGTAATACTATTATTTTGTTTTGGATTGCAGTTACAAGAAAATATTGCGTTAGAGTCTACTTTAAAAAGAGAAATAATAGATAAAAAAGAGATAAATATATGCGTATATTATTAAAGGACGCATATTATGAGCAGACCTAAACCAAAAGTATTACTGGAATACGTTAATAAAAAAACTTATAAAGCAGAGCAAATTTTAGAAGCAGAAGCAATCTGGGCTGTGTTTTATCAAGGAAAACCATTTAATTTAAAATCATCAAATGTGTTAACAAGTTATCCTGGACCTAAATATAAAAAAGTATCGTTTTCCAACCCTGGTCATGCCATTAATCTAGCCAAAAAGCTCAACCAGATGTTTAATTGCGAAGACTTTGAAGTTTACGAGCTTTCTACTGGTAAAATCATAAAATAACATGAGTTGGAAAGAAACTTATACAAAAGTTTTTTTACGTCAATCTGGCAAATCAATTAACGAACTTGCTATAAAAGAATATATGCCACTGTGGTGGCAAAATACACGTTCAAAAGATACCGGTGGACTAAGACTTACTGATGAGGGTTTTAGGCTTGTAGTTGAAGATTTAGAGATACAAACTTACGAAGTACCTTTTCCGCCAGACTTTAATTTTACAACAAATGTTCTTATATGGTTAGATCAATTCATTGATTGCCCGTACTATGTAAGCAGAGTAGGTATAAGTGTTCTGAACGAAAAGAAGGCACTCGAACTACATCTTTTTTCTGGAGATGTAAGAAAATACGGAATTACCAAAGCCTTATCTAGGCAAGAAATTGAGTAACCTACAACAAACAATATTGTACTATAATATCAAAATCAGTTGACTTCTGAGGTAATGATGCTATACTATATGCATAGTTAGAAATTAGGCACTAATTACATTTAAGGAGTACAATATGGAAGA